GGTTCCTTTGGCATATACCTTTATTGCTCCGCCCTCCGGCGATGATACGGTTCGTCCCGCCGTCTCAAACGCTTCACGGAGCGCCAGCCATGACCAGCCGCTATCAGTAATATAGGGTATTCCGCCATCAAGGAAAGCCTGCTGCCATGACGTACTCTTTAGTTCATCAGGGAATACATCTGATCGGATATAGTATTTTCCGTTCTGGTATTTCAGCATGTCGGTATTATCCGTGTAGTACATATAGCTGGGGTTTTGCGTTTGAGTACCGGTGTTGGTACCTCCGCCAGTATTTCCCCCAACAAAATCGCCCAATTGGCTAAACAAACTAACAACGCTTTGCAGCGTTGCCTCTTGAGCCTTGAGTTTACTCGTTGCGGTGTCGATCTGATAACCCAGGGTGTTGTAATAGGCTCCGGCTGCCTTAATGGCATCTGAATAATGCGTTTTAGCCAAGGCCAGCTGATTATTATAAGCGGTCTGGGCGATGCCCACCTGGGTCTCTGCATTGGTTTTCACCCTGTCCAGATCACTCTTGGCAGCCTTTTCTTCAGCATCATATCTGTCCTCGGCCTGCTTGATCTGCGTTTGCAGGCCTTCCTTCTGGATACGGATTTGCTCTTTAGTCAGCCATTCGTCTAGCTTCTTCTGGGCCTCGGTCTTTGCCTTCTTACTCCGGGTATTTTTAATGCTACTTTCAAGATTAGCCTTTTCCTCGGCTCTGGATTTTTCAGCCTCGGCCTCATCGATCGCATCTATCTGTGCCTGATACATGGCCACAGTGTCATCCCGGTTGGTCTGAGCTATAGCCATCCGGGCATCATATGCCTTCTGTGCGGCGGTTACCTGATCATCGTAATATTGTTTAATGTTTTCATAAGTAGTCCTAGCTGCCTCTTCCTCTTTGGCTTGGGCGTCGTTAGCCGCCTCCAGCCTTGAGTTATAACTGTCTTGAGCGTTTTGCAGCCGCTCCTCTTCTTCCGCTTTCAAGGCTGCAGTAATAGCCCGTTGCTTATTGATTACGGTGGCAGCCAGATTCTCCTGCTCGATTTTAGCCATAGCCAGCTGCTGCGCATAATCCTTGGTTACCTCGTTGGTTTCACCCAGCTTTGCCTTGGCCGTCTGATATGCAGCAGCAAGGATTTCCACCCGGGTCGCGTTATCCTGGATATTTTGATTAAGCTCAGCCAGATCTATCTTGAGGTTTTCAGATGCAGCTGCGGTATCCCCAAGCCTGCTCCTCATTAGGTTAAATTTTGCCGCAGATGACTCGGTATTCCGGCCCAAATTATTAAGCATAGTCTGACTAGCTGTAGTAACGGCTTGGGCTACCTTTTCTATCTGTTCCTCAACCTTGGACTTGTTTTTCTTGATTCCTTGGGCTAAACCTAAAGACACATAACCGCCAAACTCCTCCATCACCTTTGATGGGGAAGATATATGCAATATGCTCTTAATTTTATTTTTAATAGTTTCAGCCAACTCACCCGCTGCTGTTTTTACGTTGTCAATCCTTTTAACAATCCCCTGGGTTAATCCATCAACAATGTTGTTAGCAAGCTCTATGCCTTTGTCCCTCAGTTTACCAAGTCCACTGCCGAATCCTTGTCCAATCTTCTCAAGGAACTCCATTCCGGCCAGGCGAAAGTTATCTGCCTTATTTTTTACTGATTTTATTGCGTCATCAACAGTTTTTTTGAGAATTGGAAAGAGTTTATCGCCCTTACCCAAGCCCTTCGCTATGCCATCCAAAAGCGATTCGCCAAATTCTTTTAATGGCTGTATCGCCTTTTTCCCAATTTTACTCATTGATTCAACGACCCAGGCTAAGAATCTGCCGGCTAACGGTATTTTCGCAAGGGCAGTTGCTATTCCTTTTACCCACTTTGCTGGCATAAAGGCGAAAGTTAAAAATAGTTCTAATACAACTTCCCAATTATCCTTAATAAAATTAAGCCAGGTAACCGGATTAAAAAGAGCAACAACCAAACCTGCCACAAAACCAATCATGGCTGTAGCTGAATCTTTTCCGATAGATACCCAATCTACCTGTCCAAGTACATCTCCAATCTTGGTGAGGCCTTTAACAATGACCTCTCCAGCCTTTTGTCCAATATCTTCCCAATTAATTGCATCAAACCCGGTTTCTTTTGCTTCTACTCGTATGCCTTTTTGTACGTCCATACTTCCATAATTCTGTTTAGGTGGGTTGAGAAATCCCGTTATTTTATCCATGCCTGAACTGGCGGTATCAATTATTTTCCGCATAGACGGTTCAAGCTTTTCCATAAGCGTTATGGATAGGCTTTCAGCTGACCCGGATAGTCCGTCCAGTGATCCCCTGAGATTGTCGCGCATTTTGGCAGCAGCTTCATCTGCTGCACCACCTGAATTAATCAATGCCTGGGTGTACTTTTCGAAAGCCTCCGGACCTTTGTTGACTAGAACCAACATCCCCGATACCGCTTCAGTCCCAAATATTGAAGCCAATGCCGCTGATTTCTGGGCATCTGTCATGCCCTTCATTTTGGTATTTAGTTCTGCAATTATTGTGGCCAAGGGCTTCATTTTACCGCTGCTGTCGATAACCGACATATTAAGCCGGTCTAATTCTTCTGCAGCCTCTTTCGGCGGATCCACAAGCCTGATTAAAGCACCCCTTAACGTGGTACCAGCTTGTTCACCCTTTATGCCTGCGTTGCCCATTTCCACCAGTGCTGCGCTGATCTCTTCAAGATTGTATCCTAATGAATTGGCAACAGGGGCCGCATACTTCAGGGAATTTCCCATATCTCCCACGCTAACCGCGCTCATGTTAGCTGATTTCGCTAAAACATCAGCTACATGGGAAGCCTGACTCGCTTCTAAACCAAAAGCATTTAGGTTGCTGGCCATAGTTTCAGCGACTAAAGCCATCTCTTCTCCGGAAGCTGCAGCCGCTGAAAGAACACCTGGCATAGCATCCATTACCTGACTTGCATTCATGCCCGCTGCAGCCAACTCATCCATACCTGCGGCCGCCTGGGTGGCGCTAAATGAAGTTTTGGCTCCTAGCTCAACAGCTTGATCTGTCATGGCTTCAATCTGTTCTGCTGAAGCATCTGCTTTGGCTCCTACGGAATCCATTTGAGCTTCAAAGTCTGCAAAAGTATTAATGGCCGTCCCGATAGCTGCACCCGTTGCAACAACAATCCCGGTAATGGCAGCTTTAATAGCCAGTGACGCTTTCTCGATAGAATTACCGACATCAACAGCAGTAGTTTTAGCCGATTTCATACCGCTTTCAAATTTCTTGAGGCTGTTTTCGGCGACGATAATTTCTCTTTGGAAGGCCCTGTATTTGCCTTCGCTAATTTCGCCTTTTTGGAATTGTTCCTTTATTTGATCCTGAACTGCTTTCAAAGCCTTCAGCTTAGTTTTGGTATTCTCAACAGCTGAAGCCAGCAACTGCTGCTTCTGGGTCAAAAGTTGAGTGTTGGTAGGATCCAACTTCAATAATCTTTCAACCTGTTTTAATTCACTTTGAATATCCTTGCTCTTTTTCGTAACATCCGACAACGCAGAGGTTAGAGCCGTGGTATTTGCTCCGATTACTACATTGATGCCTCTTATGGTTTCTGCCATCAGCCCTACCTCCTAACATAAACCTATTTGATCCGCATATACCTTTGCTGGTTTTTCCTCTTCGTCATCGGTTAAATTCATTATGATAAGAAGATCAAACATATCTTCCATGTATTCCTCATCAATATCCCGCATGAGCTTTTGAAATAGCCTGCAAAATGACAGGCAAAAATACATAACCCTTTGATACTCCGACAAATGTTTTAGATCTTTGCCGGAGTTTCCTGGTTTGGGAGTAACCCGGCCTTAAACTCCGCAATATTCATGACTAAATTACCTAGATGGTTAAAGATGTCCACTAAATCATCAAGAGATAAGTTTTCTTCAATAAAATCCCTGGTTACCTCCGGATTATTGAAGGCCAACACCACCAGGTCCAGCATTCCGTCAAATACTTCGTCTGATGTTTTGCCCCCGTTTTCCTTCTCTTCCATAAACCTAATAATGCTTCTCCAAAGCTTTATCTTGGGCTTTGGCATGACGTATTTCTTTCCATTAGCCTTGATCTCCGGCATTGTATCAGTTCGCATACTTTCCCTCCCTTAAATAGGAATTGAGGAGAGGCGGTATAAACCGCCCCCTCCTCTCATCCCTTTATTATTGCGTCTGGAAATTGGTGATATTGTTGGCTGCCAGACTGATACCCGCAAGATTGTGGACGTTAGTGGTCACTATGGCGATATAAGCCGTGGAAGAATCCAGGTTCGACGTAGGGTCAAAGGTAACCACGGTATTGCCAGAACTCAAAGATAAAGCACCGGCAACCACAGAACCATCGGAGGCTTTTACCACCATGAAGTTTGCCAGAGTGGCATTAGATGCCTGGATCGCCTCATTAAAAGTCCACACAATATTAGCAGATACAGATACGGTAGATGCACCATCAACCGGCACAGTAGTAACCGTAGGAGCAGTAGTATCGGTGGTCCCCAGCGGACCATTGGTAAACCAGTTATCCGCCGTAGCCTGGACAAAGTCCGGATCATCTGCCCGGGTGGTACGCTTGTATTCCCCGTTAAACGCCAGGACATTGAACTTACCGGTGAGCGTAGGCAGTTGGAAGTCAACCTTCTCAGATTTGGTGGTGAAGGTCTCCTGGGTCTCAGCGAATTTTCCTTTGTGCAGCCATACATACCCGTAGGAACCATCAGAAAGCAATGTCCTGAACCCAATGGCCACATCAGGGGAAATGTCGCTGCCCCTATTTTTGGTTCCCCCTCCGGTTCGGGTATGCCCCAGCAAAACGGCACGTTCCACCGGAGTCAGGTCCGCCAGCTTCAAGCTAACCTCGATCTCTCCAATACCATTGGCGGACAGGGCAGGGCCGTTATCAGCAAACAACGTCTGGACAAACCCGTTGGGATTGACCCCAACTTCAGTGATGCCGGGCAGAGACACAGCAGCTTGCCAGGTAGCTGCAGATATGGAATCTGCGGTCAAAAGCGCGTAATAAACGGAATCAACACCAACTAAGGCTTTTTGTTTTCCCATTTTCTCATCCTCCTGTTAAAAATTGATTTCATAAATGATTTGCCGTAATTTTTCAGCCTCAATGTAAGCCTCCAGCTTCAAATACGGCAGGGACAACGATTTCAAAAGATCCTGCATCTTTTTCTCAGATACAGGATCTTTCTTTTTGGTATACAATTCTACGTGACGATAACCGGCTTCAATTGCATTTTGGTTGTCTGCCATCAGGTCAGCAGAATTCACGTATCGCAGAGTTATGAATGGCAGCGCCGGTGCCGGGTTTTCCGGAGTATCTATAGGTCTGCCCTGAGTCACCGGCATTCCTAATGCCTTCAAGGCCGTAACTAATTCAGCATCGGTCATGGCCCACCCCCATTCTTTATGATCCGTTTAATATGTTCCGGTAACTGTGAAGCGTACTTATCATGCGCCGGCACAAGGTGCGGGCGCTCCTTAACCTCACCCTTGTCATTAACCTTCGCATGCCCGAATTCCAAGAGGTGGACCAGGCGGTAATTTTTTTTGTTCCAAATTACATAATATCGACCGCCACGTAGGGCCTTTTTGGTTTTTGTAAAGCCTTTAGCATAGTTTCTATTGGGTCCCGGCGCTGTTCTCTTCACCTCATTAAGTACCTGGTCCGCAACGTCAACTACCTTCGCCTCAATAGCCTCGCTTACATCCTCGGTATATTCCCGGAAAGCATTGACAATCTCTTCCGCTAAAGCATCAATCGGAATATCAGCCATCAGCAGCCACCCTTTCACAACTGATCCGAGTCTTCTCTCCTCGAGTATCAGTCCTGATAATGTGATAGGTGATGCCGTTGTGCTTCAATTTACTCTCGTTCTGATACTCAAAAGAGTAGATTTCGAACACTTTCCCCAGTCTCAACCCCGCCACTGCTGCGTTATAAAACTCTGCTGAACTGACTGAGAATTCGTTGGCGAAAACCTGGCGCTCGGTCGGCGTCTCCAACTGGTTGCCTATATCATCCTCTGTGATAGTCACACTGATCAGATTAATAACCTGGTTATGCCGCACTCAGCACCACCCCCACAGTCATGATCCCATCAACGTAGACCGAACCCTCAACAGTCTTATATCCGGACATGCTGACCGCGTAATGAACATCCACATTTTTAGCGGTAGCATAGTAAACGGCAACCCCCTGGGAATTTGTCTCCAGCGAAATAGCTTCGCCTTCGATCTCAATAGTTGCTCCGTCTACCTTTGCCCCCGTACTTGTTGTGACAGTAAACGTGATTGCATAAGCCCGGTATTCATTGCTGAGGCTCATATGGGTTTTGATCATTACATAGGCTTGGATCAAGCGATCAGCGTCCGGATTATCATAGCCGAAATAGGCCTTACAGTAAGTGACAACGGCCCGCTTATAAAGCGGGTCCGTTATATCTGTCACTACTATACCGGCCAGGGCAAGATCCGCCTGGGCCGCTGCAATCAGATCATTCAATTCACTGTTAAAAGCCGTGGTGGTTGCGGCTATCCGCACAGCCGCCTTAACATCGTCCAGGATAGCCAATCACACCGCCCCCTAAACCAATAGATAGCTGTCCACTATAGTCCCGTTAAGGGCGCTGCTGAGATCAATGGTATTTGACTCCATAGCTGTAGCACTTACGGCTACAGTCGGTTCAGTACTCTCCCGGGTGTTGCCCAGGAAGGTCATGCCCGGTATTACTGTATTGTGGGACAGTAAATACGGCAGACCCAGTTTATCATTCCAGCCTACCGATACTTTGTCATAAGGTACCCCCGTAGTCCCATTGGTAGAGGATCCGGCAGTGACACCAGTGGTATCAGTATCAGTGAACGCCATGGCCAGAGTCGCATCATTTGCCAGCGGCGTCAATGCAGTCAGGGTATAAGTTGCGCTGGTGCTGTCAACATTCGAAGCAATAAAATGAGCACTTACGTCTCCATCATCATTCAAGGCAGCTACTATCTTGGTTGCCACCTCTATTGCGGTATCGTCCAGCTCAACCTCAAGGGCAACAGATTTGGGTGAAGCTGTTCCCAGGGCGGTTGCGGTAACCGCTATTGTAATAGTCCCTGCAGCATCAGCCTTGTGGGTAATCTGCTGGGTCTCGGTCTGGGCCGCCGGCGTATGAACCTGGACCGGCAGATGCACATTGGTCACGGTTTTAAATGCCTTGGATCCGTTAACAGTTCCAGTGCCATTTAAGGCCAGCGTTTCGGTGATCACTTCGCCGGCGAAATTGGCGCCGGTAACAACCACATTCCCCGTAATCCCGGAGACGTTGCCAACAATACTCAAACACCGTGGAACTGCGGGGTTAGTAAGGCTGGCGGCAATATCCTGAACAGCTGCGCCCAGATTGGTCAGAGCCATAACTCCCGCAGCGCTGGCAGCCACTGCGTCAGCAGCGGCTACCTGGAAATGGGCCCCGAATGCCCGGTCTATTACCACCCCGGGGGCGTCAGTTTTTATCCTTCCTAACTTGGGGTCATATCCAGCTCTCATCAGATCACCTTAACCTTTCTTGATACGCAGGAATCCGTTCTTGGATACGACATTGCCACCGACAAAGGTGCTGGCCTTATGCGCGATCATGCCCTTCTTGAACTGGTAATCAGTGGACCGCTGCACATCGGTGTCAGAGAATACAGTCAACAGGTAATTGGATAAGGGACCGTAAGCCATAGCAAAATTACCGGTGCCGGTAGCCGCGGCAGAGATTGCTTTACATGCGCTGTTGATTACAAACGGGATTCCATCAATGGTACCGGTATTGCCATTGCTCTTGACATCATAGATTTTCTTTCCGTCAGCATCGCGCAGGGTGGCGAAGGCCTTCAGGTCAACTTTATTCAGGATCAGAACTGCGGCGTCCTCGACCTCTTCATCTCCACCATAGGAAAAGACGATCTCATCCAGGGTCATTTCATCGATCTCTGCAATGGAGATATCCGTGGCCGCATCAATCGCAGTAGCGGCAGTGGAAAAGATACCTGCGATATGATTGGTCGCACCGGTACCAACCAGGATCTCTCTGGAGATCTTCTTCCGGGATGCGATAGTGACACCTTTCATGACTTCGGCATCATAATCAGCAGCCGGCAGCTTTTCGACCTCTTCAGTATCCTCAGCATAGGCCGTCACCTTGGCCTTGTTGATGTCAGCATAGCAAAAAGTAGCCTCTGCAGAGTTGTAATCACTGCCCTCAGTGCTGTAATCCGCATCTCCATATCCTGCGACATAGGGCTGCTGGAAGCTTTCCCCGCCGATCAGCGGTTTTACAGATACGCGATCGATCAGGCTTGATACCGGGTTAAAAGCAGGTCTGATATCAGTAGCCTGGTGCTTGGGCATCAGGATATTGCTTGATCCAACAGTGACGGTGTTTCGCATCTTGAGAGCGTTCCCGCGGTCCTCGGCGATTTTCCGGGCTTCACTGCCGGCTTCGGGCAGTTTATCGATGATACCGGTACCACAGGTCTGCAGATCCTGGACGGATCCGGGGACAGTACTGTCTTTCATCGCGTTGATGTTGGCCTGGGCCAGGCAGGCGGCTTCATACTGAGCGTCCAGGGTCTCTACTTCCTTGAGCTTGGCTTCGCATTCTTCCGGTTTGTTACCATCAAGCAGGGCCTGGGCCTCTTCAAAAAGAGTGGTTCTCTTGGCGAGATATTCCTGTTTAGTCATTGATCATTACTCCCTTCAGTTTGATTAAATTCAATTGGGCTCTGGCCTTCCCGGCCAAAAAAGAATCCGCTTGATCTTCAAGCGGATTGGGGTTCTTTATGGAGTTTCTGACTTTATCTATTACCGACTGCGGCAATAGAGGGGATTGGTAGGCGGCCACCAGTCTCAGGTTCTGGTTGCCGGCTATTTCGTCAATCAGGCCTTTGTCCACCGCCTGCTGAGCCGTGAGCCAGGTTTCTTGATCCATCATCTCCAGGGCTTCCTGCTCACTCATGCCGGTTTTAGCCATGTAGGCCGCGGCAATTGCCCTATTGGCCGTCTGTAGGATTTGGCTTTCCTTGTCCATGATGTGATAATCACCTTGAGCACCACTTCCCACATTGTGTACCATCACCATAGCGGTTGGTGATATGTCACTTTTGCCAGCGCAGGCTATTACGCTGGCAGCTGAGGCCGCAAAGCCCACGACATGGATGTTGACCTTACCCTTGTAAGCCCTCATGGCTGAATAGATCTCAGATCCGGCGAAGATATCTCCCCCTCTGGAGTTGATGTATACCTCCAGAACGTCTCCTCTGGCCTGGTCAATCGCCTTGATTACATCATTCGGGCAGGTGGCATCATACTCAAACCAATCATAGATCCATTTGTCATCGTTGCTGACGATGACACCTTTTATATCGACCCTCAATTAGCCTCACCCCCTTTTTATCTGAACCCTTAACAACTGATCAATAAGATATAAAATAGCCACATCGTTGTCCCCACCTAACTTTTCGATAAGGCTATTTATTTGATTTACAACCGCGGTATCTAACCGCCTGATTGGCTTGTCTCCTCCCTCGATCGGCCCCATGTTCATCACATTTCGCCATTCGTTGGGAGTCATGGCTCCACGGTCTACCATCTGCAGTAAGTTCAATTTTGTGGACATACTGGCATATTGGAGACTTGAGGCCTCAAATATGATCCTGTTCCCGAAACCTCTTTCCTTCCGGGTGAAAAGCTTCCGCGTATACTCACCGCTCATCTGGGTAGCGTCCGGCTCGATTTCGCTTTCATAGTAAGCGTTCCATTGGTCCTCTGAGTATTTACTCTGGACGATATTCTCATTGGTGTTAAAAAAGCTATATATCCTCGCCAGCGTTCGGTCCATCTGCGCTGCGTTGGGTACATAGCTTTCCGGTTTCACTTGTTCAATGTCATACTTTGCGTCAGCTGCAGCTGCACCGCCAGAGTTCGAATCAATGGAAAGATAATTCTTCACGAAATCCTGGACGTTCTTGTCAATGTCCTCCGGCCTGAGCACCTGCTTAAACTTGAGCAGCCATTTGATCACGTTGCTGTTCCGGATCGCTTTGACTATGCCCTGGTCGGTGGTGTTGACTATCTCCATGAGCGAAGTTATCGCTTCAGCCGGCCGGTCTCCAAAGATATCATTATCATTGAAATCCCGGCGTAAGTGGATGATGTCCCGGTAATCAAAAGTTTTACTCTTGCCGTTCTTCAGCCAGAACTTGAGCTGCAGATTACCGGTCTTGTCATACTGCGCCTCGGCTGATACGCAGGGTATCGGGTAGATCTGATACGGGTACCCGTTTTCATCCCTGATGACCAGAGCAAAAGCATTATTGTTCAAGGCCAGCTGGGTGGCCAGCTTTTCCTGCATCATTTGCCCGGTCATGTATGGGTTGGGTTCCTCCAACAGAAACCGCATATAAGGCTCCGGATTGATCAGCGGACCATTAGTGGCCTCCCTTATATGTTTGGCCACTAACTTACCTATCGCTTTGGCTTTCGGCCTGATACAGGACCGGACTATATCGGACTGGTACAGATCCCCGCGCCAGGAGTAAAACCCGTTGCCGCGTTCTACTACCAGTTCGAGACGATACCCCTCATTTGTTTGCTCGGTCGGGCTTTTATTCCGAAACAGCTTCTGCAATAATGCCAATGTCAGCCCTCCTTCTATACGTGCTTCAAATTTGCAGCTTCCGTGCAAAGTAATAAAATGGTTTTTGCTACTTCACAAGATAATTCAGCATAACCGGGAATATTAGGAATATTGCTTTGAAGCGTTTGCAGTTTCTTTATCTGCTCCTGAATTATAGCCTCGTAACTCATAGACTCAGCCCTCCTTCTAAATCATGTTTAGGTAATCCTGGTATTTATCCCTTAGCACCACATAAGCGTTAAGTAAGGCGGCTGTACCGTCAATACGCCGCCTTGAGTTACTTGTCTTTATGGGCTGGATGTTGTTATTTTTATCAATGTCTACCGCAGTGTTGGCCAGGCACCATTTATCAATCGGGTTATTGTTGTAAACTATCAGTTTGCTCCCCAGGTCGGCTCCCAACTGCTGCATGGGTCCGGATAACGTTTTCTTTCCCTGATAAACTGGAATCATGGCCTCCTTACCGAAATAACCCTGCATCTCTTCTACCCAGTATTTTGCGGACCAGGCGTCATAACCAACCCAGGGTATGTATACCCCCATGTCGTTCATGACCTCCCGGTACCACTCAGTGACATACTTTGGATGCACGCTATTACCGGGGCAAGTCCTGAGCAGCTCCTGTTCATACCAGAGATCGTATGGAATTTTATCCTCCCGCGTTCGCTGTTCAAGCAGATCCGCTGGCAACCAGTACATCTGCAGTACGTAAATGTGCAAATCTCCTGGCACCATAAAAATCACCTTAGCCGCGGTCAGGTCGGTTGTACTGGATAGATCTGTCCCGCCAATCCCATATCTGGGTTTCAATGCTGCCAGGTCAAAGATTGCGGTATTATTTATAACTTCGAACGGCAGCCAAGCTTCAGAGCTGGTCTCCCGGATGTTGAATTCCTTGCAGACCAGGTTCTTGACCAGCATTGGATTGGCTTTTGCCTTTTCCACCTTTGCGGCCAGGGTCTTCTCGTTCTTGATCGTACCCAGTCCCGGATTAGCTTTCCTCCAGCAGGCTGGATCGGTCCACTCGATCCGCTTATCGAGCTCATAAATAAAAGCTATAAAGTTCTCATCTTTATAGCCCTGAGGATCGAAGTATCCATTGATTACTCTTTCAGCTTCATCATACTTCTGATCATATATATCCTCCCGGACTGTGCCCGCAGTGGATGTCATGAATATCAGCGGCTGCTCCCTGGCCGTCACGCCATCGGCAATGATGTCATACAAGGCTTTGCCATTCTTCCACTGGTGGATCTCATCCATGAGACCGCCGTGAATATTCAGACCGTCCAGGGTATCGCTGTCGCTGGCCAGGGGTTTGAACACTCCGTCATTGAAATCATCAGAGTTCAGTTCAGCCACCATCGCCTTAATCCGCTTCCGGAGCGCCGGTGACTTCTTGACCATGCGCTTAGCTTCCAGCCAGATAATCTTGGCCTGATCCCGCTTGGTGGCCACCGCATAAATCTCTGGCCCGGGCTCATTGTCACCCACCAATAAATAAAGCCCCACGATGGAGGCGATTAATGACTTCCCATTTTTCTTACCGACAATCAGTAGGGCTTCCCGGTATTTCCGGTTTCCCTCGATATCGACAAAGCCGAATACCGTAGTCAGCAGGGCCTTCTCCCACAACTCCAGGACTACCGGCTGACCGCCGAATTTACCCTTGCTGTGCCGGCAAAAGTTTTCACCAAATTCGATAATATGGTTGGCTCTGGCCGGGCTATAAAAGCATTCGCTGGTGTTATCTGTCAGGTCATAGACAATCTTCTTGTAAGTCCGGCGAATCTTATCGCTGACGATTTCCTGGCCAGACTCGATCTGCTGCCAGTATTCCAGTATAGGGTTATAAGCCAGGGGGTACTTAATCATCCCTACCACTGACGAATCCGTCAAATCCGTCATCATCCGGCTTGGGATCCTTCTTCGGCAGCAGATCTGTCAGCTGTTTGATGATCGCCATATGGTTTTTGATCATCGTGTTGTATATGTCAATCTCAGGGCTCTTCTTGGTGCCCCACTGGTTCTCACCGTTTTGATATTCGCTGACGGCACCCTCCCGATTGATGGTCTCCTGTAGATCCTCCAGGGTGACAGTCATGAAAGCAGCATTCCGAATCAGGGAAAGAGCAGTGTCCCATTTGTCTTTTTCCAAGTTCTTGAATATCCGCTTTAATCGGGCTATCTCCTTTTTTATCAGTTTCCCTTTTTCTTCCTCTGTGTAATTACTGACTGCTTTCACCGCTATCACCTGCCTTTCAGTAGACTACACCCCCTATGGAAAGCTCCTGCGTATTCTTCCGTCCTCCCTTGCACCGGTCCCCTGAGAGGTAGATGGGGGTTTATTTAGGGGGGGCTACCCATACCGGCTGCCCTGTCTCATCAAATCTATATGGCAGCTCATCCTCGTTCTGGAAGTGACCTTCTTCTTTGTCATGGCACTGCTTGCAATCATACTTAAGCTTGTCATGGTTCAGCGCTATCTCAGGATCATTGATATTCTCCGGAGTCAGCAAAACTTTATGGTGAACGATGTCCCCCAGCTGCTCACCGCACTCCTCACACATCCCGCCATCAATGGCTATGCGTTTCGCAATGTAACTGGCCCGGCACCTCAGCCAGGCTATTGATCTATAGAAAGCCTTGGCCCATTCCTGTGCCATAGGATCTACTCCTAATCCTTAATAGCCGTCATCTTACTGACATACTCCAGTCGGATCGGTTCCGGTATCCTGTCATCCATGACAAACTCTCCGATCACAGCAAGCACAGCCTTAAACAGTTCCAGGTTCTTAAGGTCAATTTGCACATTCAAACCTTTAATGTGTTGCGGAGGCGGTGGATCTGGAGCCTTATGTTGTGCCGGCGGCACACTTTTGGAACAACTACCCATTATTAAACCTCCAATAAAAATAGCCCGGCATTATGCCAGGCCTGAATAACCATAAATTATTAATATTCAATATTAGCCCTTATTAAAAATCTCTATAATATCTTCCCATGATTTGAACGCCCCGTTTTTTTTAGCTTTCTTTCCCTCACACCACGTGAGCCCGGTTTTACTTAATATCATATCTCCCAAGTGCTGCTCGTCGTTCGGGGTACGAATTTCAAACTCAATACCCTTATTCTTTACTTCCATCTCCACATTAAATTTTTTGATCGAAACATTCATAAAGCCAACTCCTTTGTCGTATTTTTCACTATAATACAACAATTGGAGTAAATAACCAATAGTATGTATTTCGGTAACAAAAAGATCCGTACCTCCCCCAGGGCGTACGGATCAATTAGTATATTACCTTGTCAATGGGCATTTGAACACCCACTTTTTAAATCCCGGTAAAATCTTTCGCCCACCAGGGCTGCTGCCTCTTCTGCTTCTTACGTTTTCGGCCGGCCTTGCTGCCACCTGATCCAGCGTGGGCATATCCAGGCCCAGGATTATGGTGCATAGTCTGGGCATCGTTGATTGGCTTGGTCCGCGGCCCATGTTTCGGGCAAACATTATCCTGATCCAGGTGAGTGAGGCAGACACTGCAAACCTTCTGGCCGGCTACGATCATCAATCTGATCTCTCCTCCCTTTGTGTCATAACTAATCAATATTTTTTACTTCAATGGGAACCCACATTTTTGGGTTATAGTTAAGCGAGTATTTGTATTTGCTAACATTCTTATAGCTCTTTTGTTCTACCACATAGGTCACATTGTCGCTTAATCCAATGAAATGCTTCTGATATTGCCCGTTCTCGTCTTCAATGGTTACCTCAAGCTGATTGTCTGCCGTGTCAGCATTAATTGACATTTTCCCGGTCATTTGAAACAAAACATCACCCTGTATGGCATTAATAACTGTTAGTTGCCGAACGATATTAAAATTGTCGGCTTCTTGCGATAAATTAGTCGATACCCGTTCTGCCTGTGAGCATCCCGCTAGTGCAAAGGCCATCACCATCACCAATATAATTAAACCAACAACCTTCTTTTTGTTTTTCATTAAATACCTCTCCCTTCATCTTTCGTGTGATTACAGGCTTTTTATTGCAATTAAAACTATAAAGCAGATAACCCCGATTAATCCAAACCCTAGTGTCCCTATTCGAATAAGATCCATCTTCAGCTGTTTATTTTGATCTCTTCTTAGTTCATTCCAATAAAATTCAGGGTTCTTTAAAAACTCCTCCTTCGATGGAGGCGGCGGGGCTGGCACATATCCCATTTTATTACTCCCTCTCTGTCGTTCATCATCCGTGTGATGCGCACTAACCTTTGTTAAAATATTGGAAATGACCTATAATCAACACATCAGTTATCTCTTAACAATGGTGATGATATGACGTATATTTGCTTTGTGTTTGTGTGTGGTTTTGACCAATTGACTGAACCTCCCTACGACGAACACGGGTATAGTTCTTTTGAAATATGCTCTTGCTGCGGTTTTGAATTCGGTTTTGATGACGGGAGTCAGGGGATTTCATTCGACGAATATAGAAAGTCTTGGCTTGATAAAGGCGCTGTTTGGTTTTACCCAAAATGCAAACCATTAAATTGGGATCTAAAAAAGCAACTGTTAAATATTAATTATCAGCTCTAACTTACTGCGCATCTTTACCATGGTTTACCGTACTCATTGCACTAGATGCTTTCTGTAAGCATCTCTCTTGCTCTCTTCAGACAGTTGTGCATACAACTGGGTAGTTGACGGATCAACATGCCCCAGGAGAGCCTGGACCTCAGCTAAATCAGCTCCATTGTTAAGCGTCAGGGTAGCAAAAGTGTGCCGGAAGGTATGAGGATGGATATTCTTTGTAATACCCGATCTCCCAGCAATCAATTTAATGGCTCTCTGGATACCCCGATTACTCAATCGCCTATACGGTTGACGTTCTGTAACAAATAGGGCTGGTTCATCATCCAACCTGGTCATAAGATATTTACGTAAGTGATATCGGGCCTTATAGGAAAAGAACACTTCTCTTTCTTTATTGCCCTTACCAATCACCCGCGTACTCATTGCCTGGTAATCAATATCTGCTCTATTCAGTTGTTGAATTTCAGATAGCCTCCCACCGGTAGCATATAACACCTCAATAAGAGCTCGTTCCCGGGAATTTAAGCAACTCTCCCTTATAAGTTCCAGTTCTTCGATGGTCAGTGCTTTAGGTAGTCGCTGCTCTTTCTTCGGAGGCTTGATCCGCCTGGTAGGATCTTTAGAAATGATCTCCTCGTCACTCAGCCAACCAAAAAAGGATTTTAGTATCGATATTTTCTTAGCGATTGATGTATTTTTAAGACCCGTAAACTGACTTAGATAAGCTCGAATTTCCGAAGTTGTGATTTGGTCAGCCGGCTTACAAGTGTATTTGGAAAAATGTTTTAATTCTAATCGATAATTGATCAAGGTATAGCGGCTTAGCCCTTCTAATTTTTTTGCACTAATAAACATCTCGACCTTTTCAGCTAGAGGAGTGTGGTCATACATTCCCGCAGCCAGTTCGGTTTTATATCCGGCTAAGAGGGCTTGCAGCTTTACTTGCAGACCTTCCTTGTCAATATCCGGACAAAGGGTTAATACTTCAGCAATTATTTGGTTTATTAAGTCTGCCTGCATATCATATCTCCCCTTATGCCGCTTCCTTCTTGGCCAGCTGATACAACAGATTCAACCTCTCCTCTGCCGCGGCCAGCTCCGCGATGGCCACTCCGACAAATGCCGGTTCCGCATATTCGAAATTCTGCCAGGCCTGATTCAGCTGGTCCTGTGCCCGGGCGATCTCCTGCTTAATGGTCATCTGCGTCGCCGCCTCCCTTTCAGGCCAGCAGCCAAAAAAGCTGCCGCCATAAAACCATAAATAACACCGATGCCAAATATTATTGCGGGGTGAATCATATTTTTCATCGCCCAACCCCCTTGATGTCGCCCTTGTTGATTCGGATCTCCCGCTCAATCTCCCTGACTCGTTCCCGGCTGGCCTTTGCGAAGCATCCGCCATGCTTCTCCCAGAAGTAGGTTGGATCAAGGATTACATCGCACCAATCAATCATGTTCCAGCCACAACCGGTGCACATCTCCGGAACAGTCACGCTATCAGCAGTAGCTCCCTTGACGTTGGCCATCTATCCTACCTCCGGTAACTGCAGATCCAGGATCCCCCTAGTCAGGCCCAGGACTACGTTGGCATCGATGGCACCATCCCGGAACTCAGCCAAGAGAGTGGCTATTAACTGGATCTTGGTCGGACCCAGATCCGGCTTAAGGCATATCTGTAAAAGACCATGAAGTCTATCTGCATTCATCACCCTGTGAAGGTTCAGCTCGTTGCCTTCTTCCGAGAAATCATTGTCATCAGGTGTGTACTGGCTCAGCTGATCTTCACCTTTGGGAATCTCCACACCGTAAGGTGCAGATATCGGCTTTATCTCTTCGGCCGGACCCAGGGGTGATAACTGTATTTCTGATTTAAAACAACTGGGACAAAGCCAGCCCTTATAAAAATATTTTTCTTCACCCAACACAGCCCCGCAGTGCCTGCATACCTTCTGCCATATATTCGGATCAGACTTATCCTCTTTGAAATCCATATCACCGGGTTCTCCAGGAGTCAGCGGATGCTTCAAACAGTTTTCGAAATCCGTATTAATCGTGGCCGCCTGCCGGGGCGGTTCACCTTGATTAAGTTCTTTTGCCTTCTCCTCTGCTGCTTTCTTTAGCTTCGGATATACGCTCTGTGGGGTGACCGACAGTTTAAATTCTTCCACCAGCTGCGCAGAGGCTTTGTATAATGACTGGCCGTTCTCCAGTAGTTCCAATCCACAGGCTATGATCTCCGGCCAATTATCGATATTGCTACTTGCCATATCCTCACTCTCTCCCTTCTCCTCTTTAATAGATTTATTAAATTCACTTGCCCTGTCCCACCCTTCCGGGAAGGCCGGCATGGTTCCGATCGGTACCTTAACCCCGTTTACCATCCGGTACCGATAGACGGTGTTATCCACGAATCCCGGAGGCGGCCCCGGGTCTTCCTCTTTGGGCGTCACATAGGTATTTGCCCCGGGTACCAATTCAATGGCCTGATAACCTTTGAGGTCCATTATTGACCTCCTCTCTTGGCTGGCCGTTGGGTCAGGATCTCAATAAGAACGATGGTTATTGCCCCAAGTATAAGACCCTCTTTTTCGTAGCCGGTCCAACACCAGCTAATCGCTATAAATAGCCAAATAGTAGCCATAATTTTCTTTACCCAGATTAACAATCAATCCACCTCCAGGTGCCCTGCATACGGATCCTGTATGTACCCCTTCTTCAGCAATTTCTCGTTATGTTCCCGGATAAAAATATTGATGTCCATACCATAGGCATCAGCAATTATATTGGCGTGGGTCCACAACGTCTCCATGACGTCCAGGCTCTCCTTGATGATCTCCACCGGATTGTTCATGACGATGGCCTTCACGACCTCGCCCAATTCCTCCCCGATCTTGTCCCACTGATTGGCCTGATTCCAGCCAAGGCGTTTGTATTCAACGGTTACGTCAAACATTTAATTCAACTCCTCCCGGTATCTATCAATCTTCGCCTTCACGGCGTCCAGCAGTGCTTTCTGCGCTAAGTCCCGGCCGGCCAGAACCTTCATGACGTCTTCATCGATGGTACCCTCTGCCACCAGGTGGTGGACTATGACACTTTTCTCTTGTCCCTGACGGTGCAGCCTGGCATTGGCCTGCTGGTAGAGTTCCAGGCTCCAAGTCAGGCCAAACCAAACAATAATATTTCCACCGCCCTGGAGGTTTAAGCCGTGCCCGGCTGACATTGGGTGGGCCAGCATTACCGGTATCTGGCCCTGGTTCCACTCCTCAATATCATCCTCGGTATCCAGCAGCCTGGCCGCCGGTATGTGCTGACGGATCCGGTCCAGGTCATGCTGGTACCAGTAGAAAACCAGGACCGGTTGCCCGTTGGCAGCCTCGATCACATCATCCAGGGCTTCCAGCTTGGCCTGGTGGACTTCTTTTACTCCGCCAAATTCGTCATACACTGCTCCATTCGCCAGTTGCAGAAGCTTATTTGACAGAATTCCCGCAGTATCAGCTGTAACATCACCGTCAGTAAAGGGCAGCAAGAGGTCGCGTTCCAGCTGATCGTATTTAACCCGGGCCGGTCCCGGGATCTGTACCTGGATAGTCCGGTCAATTCTCTCCGGCATATCCAGCCAGTCTTCAGCTGACATACTCATGCAAAGGTCTTCCAGCTTGTTGTATATCACTTCTTCAGCTCCATCTTTCGGACGCCAGCTGAAGACCGTAGTCTTGTTCCGTTTATCCGGTTCAAAATACCGGTCCCGGTACCCGGTCACCGTCTTACCCAGGCGCTGACCCTGATCCAGGAGATAGACCTGCGGCCAGAGATCGATCAACCCATTCGGCGCCGGCGTCCCGGTAAGACCCACGATCCGGTTTATAAATGGCCGCACCTTGCGTAGGGCTCTAAACCTCCGGGCCTTGGTAGACTTGAAACTGGACAGCTCATCGATGACCACCATATCAAACGGCCATTCCTTCCCGTACAGATCTACCAGCCACTCAACATTCTCCCGGTTAATCACATAGATATCTGCCCGGGCCCTCAGCGCTGCCATGCGCTCTTTTTCCGTTCCCAGTACCCGGCTGATCCGCAGGTGCTTCAAGTGATCCCACTTTTTAACCTCATCCGGCCAGGTCTTTTTTGCCACCCGCAGCGGTGCTATGACCAATACCTTGCTCACGTCGAATCTGTCATACAGCAGCTGGTCAACAGCTGTCAGGGTGGAAACGGTCTTGCCTAAGCCCATATCCAGGAACAGTCCAACTGCCTCCTGCTCCAGTATTCTGTTGGTGGCGTATTCCTGATAAGCGTGGGCCTGATAGATCACTTGAAAACCTCCTGTATGAACTGGCCAATATCGTCAACTGAATCAATTTTATAAACTTGGAATCCCAGGGCCTCGAGTTCAGTCTTTCGTTTCTTCTGCAAAGGCTCCAGAGGTTCACCTAGCGCTTTCATCTCCACAAATATTGCTTGTCCGCCCGGGACTAAAACAATCCGGTCAGGCACCCCGCGCTTACTCGGTGAGATAAATTTCCAGGCAAGCCCACCATTTTTTTGCACCTGGTTCCTGAAAGTTTTTTCCAAACTACTTTCTTGCATTTCGCACCTCATTTTTTATCCAGTTGCCGAGTTGCCAAAGTTGCCTGAAAATCTCTCATGCGGGCGTACGCGCGTGTATGTAGCGTGTACGGGGTGTTATTTTCTATATTAATAAAACTGACTATAACTATCGGCAACTACGGCAACTACGGCAACTATAACGCGTAACCCTTGTATAATGGGGTTTTTAGCGTGATGCCGACATTGGCTTTAATCGGCAACCACGGCAACTATTTTTGATGTTTGGTTGCCGACCCTCGGCAATTTTATTATTCCGGTTGCCGATCATCAGAGAATCTAATATAAGCCCTCTGAACCCCATATAATGAAAATCTCATTTTGCCATCCCGGTTACCTTGATACCTTTTCCACTCACCCATCTGCCGCATCAGACTATGGAGCTCTTCAAAATCAAACCGCTTAGCGGCGGTAATATCTTTGCAAAATAATTCACTCCAGATCTCTGCTACACATACCCGGTCCCTTTCCACAGTCCCCTCAGCGGTACCAAATTCAGTACCGTGAATAAACTGGCGCCTGTCAGCCAGGCTCTTTTCTTCCCAGTCTTCAGGCAGCAGCCGGTCCAGATACTCACGGATCAGGCCCAGGCGCTCATCGGCTTCCATAGCCAGCTTTTGCTGCTCAATAGCCTCTTTGGCAACATCCCCGATCAGGAACAGCTGCTCTCCGGCTTTATAAGCCTCCAGGGCTTCCGCCCAGATCTGTTCTATTGAATAAGCATTAAGGTTCCAGGGGGCTCTATCTGCGTACACCCCTTTAACTACTACCGGCCAGAACCGGCGGTTCCCGGTACTGTCCCGGAGGAATCCCATATCAGCGTTGGTGCTGCCTACTATAATGCACTGCCGCGGGTATTCTACTGTCCGGCGGCCGAAGGCGGGTCTAAATATGTCATGCTGCCGGCTGATAAAGGATTTCACTGCCTCGATCTCGGCCTTCTTTATTCCGGCCAGCTCCCCGACTTCTAAGATCCAGTAACCCTGTAGCTTCTCCGCACCGGTTTTATCCTTTGCATCATTAAGGCTCAAACTATCATTGAACCATTTACCGCCCAGCTTCTGAAACAGGGTGCTTTTACCTATCCCTTGCGGTCCGCTGATAACCAGCATACAGTCAAACTTGCAGCCGGGATTCATGGCCCTGGCCACCGCAGCGGTGAACGTCTTTTTAGTGACTGCCCGGACATACGGTGTATCATCTGCGCCCAGGTAGTCTATCAGCAGCTCCTCCAGCCGCGGCAGGCCGTCCCACTCGGGCAAGCTCTCCAGGTATTCCCTGACCGGGTGGAACGATCGCTCATGGCTGACAGCAGCCAGGGCGTCCGCCAGCTTGGCCGGCGACCAGATATTATAGACCTTCTCCAGATACACCCGGAGACTTGCATCATCATCATCTGACCATATGGGCCCTTTCCAGTCCCCTGGTTTCCGCCAGGGCATCAGGTCCAACAAAACAACATTTCCATGAAAGGCGTTATAGGCAATACCCTGCAGGTTGGGGTCATTGCGCAGGATCAGGACCAGGTTATTCAGTGACGGCTGCAGCTCACCCCTTTTGGAGTATTCCAGCTGCTTCAGCCAGTCCTGATCTTCGAAGCCTTGGAAGTCTTCCTGAGCTGCCGCCAGCTTCTCTGTTCCTAAGGTGACCCTTACCTCTTCATCTGCCATAGCGAATTCCTGCATTGCTGTATAGGAGGGCAGCCTTATTATCGGGGTGCCTTGTTCTGCATCTTCATCCAGCTCAGCATACTTGTGGATCCTCACCAGGTCGAAAGCGTTAACTAATTTGCCACCAATCGGGTCAGTTCCGTGATGGCTGTAAACAAATTTGCCGTTATCGTAAGCGACCAGGCCGCCGGCGCAGCTGCCCGGGATAAATGTATAGCGGCCATCACCGCAGGGCTCATATATCTCGCTGAGGAAAGTCTCGAGGGTTTCCTCTATGGAATATGTACGGCAGAAGGCGCCGACTATCCCGGACTTCTCCAGTGGGTCTCCCTGTTTATCGGCCAGCTTTTTCCGTTCCTGCTGCATCCGGGATGACTCTGGCCAGTATGATGGATCCTTCCAGTCCGGGTACCTGGCCAGAACCTGATTAGGATCCAGCCAAGGCCCGTCCTGGTACCGGAAAACGAATTCTCCGTCTGAGGAGGTTGAAGGCCAGTACATCAACCGGTGCGGCTCATACGTTGTATCATCAAACATATCAATGCCCAGATCAGCAGCCAGCCGCCGGCCGATAGCTGGGTATTCGTCCGGCGTAACAGGCCGGGCAAGTGGTATCACCAGCCTCAGCCTGGGGCTGCCCGGGTTATGTTTATGGGTTGAATATACGGCACAGGCGAAATCACAGAACATTTCTACAGAGGCCCAGAGGTCACCCTGGACGAAATCTGCATCCAGAGTCACGATCTGGCGCCAGACTACTGCATCAGCTTTCCGGCGTCCGCCTTTAAGCGTACCGCCGACAAATCCGCCGACATCCTTCCGCTCATCCTGCTGGGGCTTGGTCATCTTCTTATACTCTTCATAGGTCTCATGGGTCCGGGTAGTCTGGCTGAGCTTATCCAGGAATTGTGACCAGAGCAGCTCCCGGTTTTTCCATGCGGTATCCTTGCGGCTGCGGCCGGTAGCTATAGTTAGAGCACCATCATATGCAATTTGGTGAGCAGTTGCTATCAGATCATTCATGCACAGTTCCTTCTAAAGGTTTAAACAGTTCATGGGTACCATCCCGCAGCGCTTTTTCTTCGTCAGACATTTCATAGCCCAGGGCGATCAGGTTATCATAAATCGCGTCAAGAGTAGGGTTGGGGGTATGATTGATAGTGAAATTATAGGAATGGCTATCGTAATATTTTTCGTTGCTGTCTAAAGATGACCAGGTAACCAACAACAAAGTGCGTTCTGGCTGTTCAAGGTATTTGCTGTAGACGAGATCACGCTTGAGATTGACCTTTTCCATGTAATCTCTTTTTTCATCATCCTCGGGAACTTCAATTTCAAGCAATTTAATGAGAATATCCAGGTCAGCTCCGCCATATCTAGTAAGCCTTATCATGGCGAAACCCATGATTTCCTTGGTGTATTTTTTCCCTCCGGAAAAACTCTTTACGAAATCACTCCGTAGCTGGTATGCCCGTTTACTCAGTTCCTTGATCTGAGCATCGCGTTCCTTAAATGATTGTTCTTTTTTACTGACCTTTTTCTTATCCGGAGCAGGTGTCTTTTGATAGAGTGTTACACCGTTACCGTTGTCAACATAGCAATATTCAACCTTACCAGCGTCTTTCGGCTTGTTGTAATTATCCAGTTTGTAACCATAAAAGCCATGCTCGTATGATGAATTACTGGGAGCAGCCTTAACAGGCTTAGCCCAGCCTTCAAGAAAAGCCAGGAGCTCTTGTTTTCGTTGCGGCATCTCCTGGTTTTCTATAGCCCGGGTCAGATTCCACTTCCAGTTTTGTGTCCCGATAGTCTCCAGCACTTGGTTGCGGACTTCAATGTTTTCGATCTTATTCAACTCGGCATAATCCTGAAGGGTGCCACCCCGGACAACTGCTTCCTGAAATTTCTTCAGGTCCAGTTCCAGCAGTTTCACCCGGCGCCGGACGGTTGTCTCAGAGAAGCCGGTCCTCTCGGCAATGTCATTGATCGAATCTCCGAAGTTAAGCATCAGCTGGAATCCCTGGGCCTGTTCATAGATCGTTAGGTCATTCCGCTGCATGTTCTCGAGAAGCATGGTCCCGGCTTGCTCCCGCAGGCTCATTTCAGATATTATGCAAGGTACCTCTTTTAGTCCGGCCAACTTAGCAGCTGCCAGGCGCCGGTGACCTATGACTACCCGGTAATAACCGTCCATTGAATCGTTATCTGCCGGCGCCCCGGTTATTTCGCTGAACCATGGCACCACGGTCAGGTTCTGCAGGATCCCGTTGGATTTAATACTTTCGGCCAGTTCGGTCAGGTCCCCGAGGTCCTTGCGGGGGTTGTTCGGATGCGGTTGTATTTTTGATGTATCAATGTATGTCAGCATACGCTCACCTCTAATCCTTCTTATAATATGGGGTAATAAATCCAGCTGCCGGCAGTGGTAATCCCGGAGCCCAGTCAAGCGGTTCGGCCATTATTTTGCACACGGCGTCAAGATCACCCTCACCCTTCTGGGTTTCCAGGACCACCTCATCGTGAATGTGCATGACGATCTTATAACCAGCGGCATGAACCCTGAGCATTGCCTCGGCCAAACAATCCCGGGCGATGGCCTGGACTATGTTTTCCACCAGCTTCGGACCGTAGGTATGCAGCCGTGACCACTTACCCTGTTCATAACCTTCATATGTGATAATGGATTTCCTGTGTTTATGGTCCAGCTCGATTTGCGGCCGCATATAGGTCAGGCGCCGGCCAGAGGGTAGGGTGATAAAAAGCATGTCTGAGTCGTAGGAGAATAATAATCCGTGCTGAAGTTTTGTTGGTAGTTTGTCATCGATGCTGCCCATGGCTGCGTTCTCAACATCCCACCATAGATTTGTTATGGCCGGGTTGGCTGTTCTCCAGACCTTGACCAGATCCGGCAGCTCACTCTCTACCAGCCCCTGTTTAAGAGCGCCCATGTTTATTAAGGCTCCGGTTGCCCCGCCATAACCCAGGGCCAGCTCCGCGATTTTACCCTTTTGCCGGAGTGGGTTATCCTTGGTGATCTCCTCGATAGGTACCTTAAACATCTGAGAGGCGGAGGCTTCATATATTTTGCCATGGGTCCGGAAGACTTCCATCCGCCACTCTTCCCCGGCCAGCCAGGCTATGATCCGGGCCTCGATGGCAGAGAAGTCTGCAACTAAATATTCTTTATCCTTACCGGCAATAAAGGCCGTCCGGATCAGTTGAGACAGCACTTCCGCGGTATTATCAAACAGCAGTTCAAAAGTATCGTAATCACCTGACCGGAGAATCTGCCGGGCTAGGTCAAGATCTTTAAGCTTATTCTGCGGAAGGTTCTGTACTTGAACCAAACGGCCAGCCCAGCGCCCGGTTCGGCTGGCTCCGTAGAATTGGAATAGGCCGCGGACCCGCCGATCTTTACATACTGAACGGGCAATAGCTTCATACTTTTTAATAGAGGTCTTGGATAACTCCTGCCGGATCTCCAGTACACGCTTGACCGTCTTGTTTTCAGTGCCAGCCAGAAGGCCCGGTACTGTATCTTTGGTCAGGCTTTCCACCTCGACCCCTTCATTCTCCAGTAGCCATGCTTTCAACTGCTGTACGCTCTTGGGATTATCCAGCCTAGTCAGGCCCAGGGCCTCTTTCTCCAGCCGAGACTGCCGGCTGGCGTCACATTTCAGTGCATGTTTAACCATAGTGGTATCCACCTGGACACCGGTATCATTGATCAGCTGATCCAGGCACCACAATTTTTGTTCAAACTGAGATACAGGATACTTAACCAGCTGGTTCCGGATTGTACGTTCTACCTCGACATCCTGAATACAATAGGCTTTGAATTTCTCCCACTTCTCCGGAGCCATCCAAGGGTAGTTACGATTTGGATTTAATTGCCGGGCTTCACCCTCAAATTGGAGAGTGGTATTCTGCGCAGCCGGGCGCCGCTTTTGCGGTACACAGAAGTATCTGATCAGTGCCGCACCAGCTGAATCCTTTTGCGTAGTCTCGGACAGCCCCAGGGCCCGGCCTACATCAGCAAGTGATGTAGGCAAGCCCATGCTGAGAGATTGAACAGCGGTACACTGCCACTGCTCCGGTGGCATAGGTTCGTTGAAATATCTGGCGAGACAGGTTCTTTCGAAATTTGCGTTGAAAGCTGTCTTGATCACATCCGAATCAAGCAAAGCGATGATTACAGACGGCGGTAATACTTTACCGCTGGCAAAATCCACTATTTGCACATTGTCATCATCAAAGGCATACCCGAAGAGGAGGATCGTGAAATCCTCCGCCTCGGTGTACCGATAGACCCCTGATTTCTTAAGGTCTACACTGCTATAGGTTTCAATGTCAATTGCAAGCGTTCTCATAAACTAACTCAACAGGTCTTCATCGTCATCCGGCATCGCATCGAAATCATCCTCAGCCCGGCTCCGGCCGCCCAGGTAATCGCCATCAGCTATCTTCTGAACATTGTTGAGACCGCAGGCCACACCTTTATTACCGGCCTGGTTGAAGGGATAGAAATTGATACTGGCCCGGGCAAAGCACCCGGAATACACTTCAGTGCTATCCAGAATCGGCTGTACGTTCTTATCAACTACTCCCGGGGCCGTCTTACTGGAGGCGTTGAGGAAAAAGCAGTTCTCATATTCCGGCTGATCCGGCCGTTCCTCATCGCCATCTCTCAACGGGGTCTTCAGGTTGGACGGGATCTTCCCGCCCCACAGACTGGATCCGCCCTGCTTGGCGGCCTCGATTGCGGCATTGATCTTTTTCAGAGTGTCTTTATCGGTTTTCGGGATCAGCAAACACACGCTGTACTTCGGTTCCTGGCCTTCGGAAATAGCCACAGCTTTGAACAGATGGGCATATGACAACCGGACTTTACCGGTAACAACTTTGGTGGTCTGATTGGTAACAGGCTGATTATTCAATTTATTACTCTCCTCTCATTTATGCGGACTCGCTGAAGTCCTCGATCGCTGACTGCAGGGAATTGATTTCAGAGCGCGGATCTGCTGCCGGTACCAGGGTGGGCTTGCCGGCCGGCTTAACCACCAGGTCACCCAGAAGTTCTCCGAATTTCTTTTTGCCGAGCAGTTTCTCCATATCAGTGATACCAAGCAGCTGGGGCTCCTTATGGATCTGTGCTTCCTGGTAGCCGGCGCTGATCAGAGCCTGACCGACCTGGATATCATCAGAATATTTACGGTTGCTGCGGCCCTCTACCAGCTTCCACCCCGGCCACTTCTTCGCATGGTCCCGGGCTTGTTCCAGGGCATAAGTTTCAACATCTGAGGCCCAGGTCTTCAATTGATCTACCCTTGCCAGCACCTCGGATATTTCTCTATCAGTTAATAGGAATGGATCCTGGAAGTCATATTTGGCCATCTCCAGGTTGAGCTCCGCCCTGGCCTTGCAGGTGTACCTGGCTTTACAGAATTTGCAGTGGTCTCCGGCCGCTACTGGACCCTCTCCGGAATAGGCCAGGTCCGCTTTAGGCTTCAGCACATCATCTGCCCAGATCAACAGGTCTTCCATGATCATTTCTTCAGTTGAGGTGTTGTCCAGTCTAGGTTGAATGATGGTCATGCGCACCTGATTGAAATCGTAAAGCAGCTGATAGGTGTTTATGGCCCCAAGTCCGTAAAGTCTTGTCTGCGGATTATTTTCAGCGGATACCGGGACCCCTTTTCCGAATTTCAGATCTATGACCTCCAGGACTTTATCAGAGATGATAACAACGTCCCCGGTCCCGAACCCTTCCGGTACCCAGTTGGAGAAGTCTAAGCGCTGCTCCAGGAGCACCAGGGCATCCTTGCAGTCTTTCTTGGCCGCCATGAAGATCTCAGTCACTTGAGTTACATATTGATCTATGTACTCTTCCATGGACGGAGAAAAGAGCGGCGCCTGGCGCATCTCTTCCAGCTTCTTTTTGAAAGCTGTCGGCTTGATGGTATTTGCTATTGCCCGGCTAAGTTTCAACTCGGCCAGGGCGTGGGCAAAGGTTCCCTCGTCAGCATAGGTGCTGGACTGATCCTTAAACTGCGTCTCAAGCTGGACACTGCCCGGGCAGGCCATCCACCGGTGAGATCCTGACGCGGATAATAAGGCATGACTCATTATTATAGCCCCTCCACCGCGGCAAGGAAGGATTCGTATTTCTCCGGTGGAACATCACTAAGCTTGGCAGCTCCGAATTGGGTCAGCAGGGCTTTGATTTCGGATTGTTTCCCGGACTGACTGATCGGGGCCAGCCTCTTCCGGAGATCCTCAAAGGTTATGGCGGATTTGGTCTCTGCAGGTTTTTCTTCGGGCTTCGGGGGTTCAGGTTCTGCCTGGACAGTTTCGGCAACGGCTTCCGTGGTAACAGTGGCAGCGGTCTGATTGTTGACCGGAGGCGGGGTCTTTTGGGTCAGCCCATCAAGCGAATAGGCCAAGGCGGCTATAGCAGCTGATAATTCCGGGGCATCGATCTTGATATTGATATCCATGTAATAAGTCCTCCTTATTGGTTTTTCACAAGTTTCAGAGTAGGTTCGGGGTCAGAGAATAAACCGTCACGGCGCTGAATGCTGTCCCAATCAACATCATCATCCAGCAGATCCGGAATCGATAGATGGGGCCGGCTCCATTCAACCCCTAGTCTTTCAGCTACTTCAGCCCACTCCTCGATGTCATGGTGCCGGAGATCCCCGTCAGCATCAATGTGCCGCAGCTCATGATAAATGAGGGTGGTGACCTGTTCCCGGGACATCTCGAAGATATTGGTCTTATAGAATTCCATCATGTAATAGAAGGAGCGGCCGGTCATCTGGGTCAGGAGCTCCCGCCACTTTCCTGGTAGCTTGCTGATCTGTGCGTTCTTCCTCTTGTCCAGGGTGGTACCGCTGCCTGTGGTGTTGTCGATGAACAGGATCTCATTTACTTTTACATGGCTGATCTCCTCATACTTGTTGGCCAGGGCTTGAGCTATTGGCCGGTAAGCGTCATTGACTGCATACTGACCGCCCCAGGAATTCACTTTGACCAGAGCCTTGTTAATTCGGATTAATTCAGGTATCCAATAGCCGGCTATTTGTTGCAGTTCAGTACCCTGGACACCCAGATTCTGTGTCATGAGGATCTTTAGCAGTTCCAGATCTTCCGCCAGTTTACGTTCTTGCTCCATTACTACCTCCTACATTGCCTTTCTTTGACCGACCATCTGGTCCAGCTTGGCCCTCTTCATCAGATCTTTGATGCAGCTCGGACAGAATTCCTTGCCGGCCTGGGTCACCAGGTCATCCCGATACTCGCCGCAAATGATGCAGCCTGGCTGATACTTCTGCAGCACTATCCTCTGTCCATCGGTGAAGATCTCCAGCGGATCCTTATCATTGATATCCATGGTGTATCTTAGTTCCTTCGGTATAACTATCCGTCCCAATTCGTCCACCTTGCGGACGACTCCAGTTGATTTCAACATTTATAAATTCCTCCCCATTCACATATTTGTAGATATTCCAGACAATGCTGGTCAGAAGCCCGGCGGCCACGTAGGCCCAGCCGGTGTACTTGATGCCAATGGCGATCAGCGCCGGCATCAGCAGTAAGTAAGTGGCTATCATGTAGATATAAAACATGGCTTTTTCAATGGCTTGATTTTCGATATCACATCGCTCTTGCATATTTGGTCCTCCTATTGACTAGCCGCCATACTGTGGCCTCGCTAACGCCGTATAATTCCGCGATTTCCTTCCAGGGTAGTTTTTCTTCTTCCCGAAACAGGCGTATGGCTGCTAGGTCAGTCAGGTTGCCGTAATCCGGTTCGGGCAGTTTGAACAACTTGGCGAAGGCACTCTCCGGCAGACAGTTCCTCTCCAGGGCAACCTGCAGTCCGTAGTAGTTGATCCTGGTGTCCATGGCTTACTCAGTCCAGTCCGCACAGGCTACCAGGTGTCCAGGGTACATATTGCCGTAATACTGCCTGCAGGAATTGTCCTTCTTCTTGCGCCACCGGCGCTTCTTGCGGCCCATTACGGCTTACCTCCAAGGGTGGACCATACTTCGATGAGCCACTGTTCACGCTCCAACTGGTTCAGGAATAGATTGACGTTGAATTGATCCAGGGTAATCTCTCTCATCGATCACGCCTCCTTTACCAGATTGGTTGATATGATATGGACCTGGGTACCATGGATGCCAGCGAGAAACTTGCCTTCGGCCTGGGCCCGGGTGTCGGCGTTGATTTTGATGGTTCTCTCCGATCGGCGGCCGCGCTTGAAGTGGCGGAATCGTATCTCGAATTGCTGATTCACGGCGATTCCCCCTTACTCTTCTTCCTCAACTGCCTCAACAAATTGGCCATCCTCGAGCCGGTACCAGGTGTCGGCCTTGATAGTTTCGCCGTCAACCTTGGCAGTCTGGACATCAATCCGGTGCCAATCGTAATTTTCATCACGGTTCCATTCAGCCAAGGTGAGCCAACATCCTAAAGCACCCTTCGCTTTACCTTCAATGCCCAGAGATATAGCGACAGATTCTTCACCCTCTACGGTGGCTGCGCTCTGATCACCGGTGTTGGTGGCTGCGCTCTGATAACCGGTGTTGGTGGCTGCGCTCCTATTCCCGGTGTTGGTGGCTGCGCTCTGATCACCGGTGTTGGTGGCTGCGCTCCTATTCCCGGTGTTGGTGGCTGCGCTCCTATTCCCGGTGTTGGTGGCTGCGCTCTGATCACCGGTGTTGGTGGCTGCGCTCTGATAACCGGTGTTGGTGGCTGCGCTCCTATTCCCGGTGTTGGTGGCTGCGCTCCTATTCCCGGTGTTGGTGGCTGCGCTCTGATAACCGGTGTTGGTGGCTGCGCTCCTATTCCCGGTGTTGGTGGCTGCGC